GAAGCTTGACCGCCTGAACGGCTGGTGTGACTGTATTCACTTCACGGGAGGTAACGACGATGCTGGACGAAGCGACGATCCGAGAAACGCTGCTGAAGGTGGAGAGCGAAGCAGCGGAGAGCACGACGCGCGCGAACGAAGCGATCGCGGAGAGGCAGCGGGCGGGGACGGCGAACGATGCGCGCGAGTTGGAGTTGCGCGAGAGGGAGTTGCGGCTGCGCGAGGAGTTGGCGGCGCTCGACCGCCGGAGGGCCGAGCTTTACGAGGCCGAGTGCACCGACGTGAAGCGCCACCGGGACCTTCATCTGGCCGAGATGAAGCGCCACGGCGACGCGCTCGAGGTCATCGCCGGGTGCTTGCAGGCGAGCAGGGATCTGATCCGATGAGCCGGAGAGCCGCCATCGTGAGCCGCCAGCATATCTGGATCCCAGGCCCCCTCCCGGGAGCGAATGAGGCGCTTGGGGCCTGCCGCCAGTCACGCGGGAAGGGCTCGGCGTACTCCAAGCTCAAGGCCCAATGGACAGGCATCGTGGAGGCAATCGCCAGGAAGGCCAGGGCGCAGAGGACCGCGCCGCTGCTCCCGGTGAATCGCGCATCGTTTCGCTTCAACTGGTGCGAGCTTGTCGTCGGTCGCAAGCGCGGCCGAGACCCGGATAACATCGACCACGGAATCAAGTACGTCCTCGACGGCCTGGTGGCGGCCGGCGTCCTGCCAGGGGACACGCGAAAGTCGGTCGGCGAAAGGACGCACCGGACGATCCCGGTTGCAACGGCGCAGGAGGTCGGCGTCCTGGTCGAGATCGTCGAGGGCGAGGAATGAGCCTCCGGACGGAGTCGGCGTTCGTCGTCGAGTGCGACGGCGAAGGCTGCCAGGAGGAGTACGTGGCGCTCGTGGGGATGGACGCCAAGGATGCCGTATACGAGAGCGGATTCGCGTCGGAGAACGGCAAGCACTACTGCGATCAATGCTGCGAGACGAAGCCGGAGGAGGACGACGAACCATGAAGGACGCGCACGAACTGGCCAATCCGGCTGACTTCAAGACGATTTCGGAACTGGCGGCGTTCCTCGAAGGCACCCGCGCCGGCATGATCGAGGCGCGCGCTCGCGCCGAGAAGGCCGAGCGGGAGCGCGACGAATTCCGTTGCGCATTGGAGGTCGTCACGCGCGAGAGAGACGAGGCAAGGAACCGCCTCGGTGGACACGGCGGGCAAACCCACGGCGGTGAGAGTTGCAGATTCGCCGACGAGCACGTGCGAAGACTCAAGGCCGACCGAGACGCGATTGCTCAGCGCCATGCTGATGCGGTAGTGAAGTTGGAGAAGGCCGAGCGGGAGCGCGACGAGGCGCTGGCCAAGATTGCCGACATGCGGGATGCGCTTGCGGCTGCTGAGTTGGAGGCAGAATTGAGGGAGGTCACCAGGGAGCGCGACAGGCCCATGGCCGCCGAGTCACTGTCCCTTGACGGCATGGCGGTGCGCGGGTGAAGATCAGAAAACCAAAGGCGACGGACGAGCGGCTGGTAGAGTTAACCAAGCTCTGCAAGTGTGGTCGCCCACTAGGCTTCCACAGATTCCCGAAGCCGCACACGGTCCACGACGACTACGACGAGGGGAAGGTCCTTTGCGCCGGATTCGAGGAGGCCAAGCCTTGATGTTGTACTGCAACGGAATTCCAGCGCCAAACTGCAACGAAGGGTGCTTTGCGAGAGTCCAGTGCGTGGTTTGCCAACGCACCAAGGCACCCCGTGGGCTTTCGGTGCCGATGGAGGCGGCCAACGGTTACTGCGACTTCGAGTGCCGCGGGTACGAGGTCGCGCCAACGCCGCCACATAACTGGCCAAGCGAGATGTCTCGCGAGCCGCCCAGCCCAGAGGTGGAGGAATGAAGATCCGCGACCTCCCCGCCCGCGCCGCAGTGACCGCCGTGCTGTGGGCCGTGGGTGCGCTGTTCCTGGTGGTGGATTGCCTCGCGGGGTGCGCGACCGTTGGGCCGGCCACGATCCCGATGACGCCGCCCTCGGTCGCTGACGAAGCCTGGAGATGTGTCGGCGGGACCGGCCCCACGCCCGCGATGGTCATCGTGCCTCAGTCGCAACTGACGTGCTCGAATACGACGACGATCCCGCAGGGCTACGGGTGCGGGCGCGTCGGCTTCCCGATGCTCCCATCTCAGCCGTCGTGCGTGTGCCAGGCCGGCGATGAAAGCGGCTCGCCGATTCGCGTTGCGCAGACGGGGCCGCCGGTGTTCCCCAAGCTTCAGAGGCTGTCGGACATGGCGATCGATCACGAGATGTACCACCGGTTTCTGTTGCAAGTTTTCGGCGACGACGATAGAAATCATGTCCGGCCTGGCTGGCGAACGACGGTTCCAGGGTGCGACGCGAAGCTTGCAAGCGAAGGATACTAACGACGAAGCGCGCGACGGAATGTTCCGGCTGCGCGCGACGGGAAGTGAACGCAGGAGGCTACCGATGAAGAGGCTGATTCTTGGTTTGGTTCTAGTGGGCGCGTGTGGAGGCTCGTCGCCGCCTGTCGCAATTCTGGATCGCCAGTTCACGGGCACGTTCATACAGCCGCAGTCCGAGGTCGACGCGATGACGAAGCACCTCGCTGAAGAACAGGCGTCGCTGACGTCTAATTCTGTGCCTCCCGTGCGTGGTCCGCAGTGGATCTACATCGACTTCAATACGCTCGCCACGGGGACGTGGGACAACCAGGGAGACAACTACCTCGACCTGTGCCACGGGCTGAACCCTGGTACCGTCGGGTTCGCCTGCGACAGCGCCTGTCAGGACGACATCGTCTCGCGCGTGAGCCTCGACTATGGCAATCCGGTACTCGGCCCGATTGGCGTGAGCGTGACGAAGACGAAGCCGACGAACCCGGCGCAGATCAGGCAGACTGTCGTTGTCACGGCTGGTACGGGGGCGTTCTGCGGTCAGGGGCCGCTTGTCGGTGGCGGCACGCCAGGCAACGTCAGACAGTGCACGGAATGGATCGGCCAGGTCAGTTACGTGTTCGCCGGCTTGCCGCAGGTCACATCGGTTCAGCAGATCGCCGACGAGATCGCTCACGAAGCCGGTCACCAAATGGGACTGATGCACACTTTCCAGCCAACGGGCGACGACATCATGGGGGTCGAAGGCCCTAACACCGGCAATCACTGCTTCTCCTCGGGGGCGGTACAGGTTGTCCAGGACGTGGCCGATATCTGCAACCGCACAACGCAAGACGACTATGGCCGGCTTCACAGTGAGTGGGCGACCGGCATGAAGAGTCCGTAAACGCACGAACGAAAGGAACTGGACATGATCAAGAAAGCATTGGCACTGGGACTCCTTGGCGCGACGCTGGTCGCCTGCGGTGGGCAGCCCCCATCGGACACGAGCGTGGGCGTCGCGACGAGCGACCTCATACAAATCGTCAAGTATCACTCGGATGGCAACGGAGACGGGAGCCCGCTGACCACGCAAGCCGTGAAGCCGTCGACTCCCTACGCGTCCGGCGTGAGCGACAACGGGAATCCCAACGGAGGCACCGAGGGCGAGGACCTGTACATTTTCGACCTCAGCAACCACAATCCGGTCCAGGTCGGAGATACCGTTACCTTCGGCGTGCAGGGCTTCCCGTCGAATACAGGTCGCCTGGCGTGCTCCTTGACGGCAACCGTGCAGAGTGCTCCTCAGCCGAACTTTCTGAACACCTTCCCGCCCGAGTTCGGCGTCGGCGGCCAGAACTGCATCACGCAATACGCACAGGCCATCGGTAGCGGCGCGACGTGCATTGACGAGCGCGGCGTCACGCAACAGGCCGACTTCACCTTCATCGCGGGCAACTGCCAGCCGTTCGGCGTCAACGTATCGATGGACTGGCGGGTCGACACGCACGAGAACCCGTCCAGTACCGTTCGGCACTTCGCGTACAACGCCGACAAGTTCTAGTCACCTTCGCCCCTGGGGGAGGGGCTTCTAGGGAGCATGGTGACCCCGGACGTGGATTCCACAACCGGCGTCCGAGGTTCGATTCCTCGGCTCTCTGCAAACCTCCGCGCACAACAACCCGACCAGTCGGGAGCCGTGGCGGCACGTGCGCGGAGGTGATCTTTCGAAGTTGCCCATAAAAACGGAGGTTGGTCCGGGGTCGACAGCCCGGAGGCGGCGCCGCCGCACGTCTGTCGGGGCTGGGCGGTTTGCCGATTGGCCGCACGCAGAACGCCGCAAGACGCGACCCAAACCCGCTTCACTGCTCGCATTGGGGCACGCCGGGGTGCAAGTCGAAGGCGTGACCGCCGGGGAGAGTCCCGGCAACGTTACCCAAACGACGGAGGATCCGAATGACGACAGTGAAGGGCGAACGGAAAGAAGAGAACCAGATCGTGCGGACGCCGCGGGAGTTCATCTACGCGGTTGAGGCCCGCTTCGGCGGCATCGTCGCTGACTTAGCTGCGAACGCAGAGAACGCGATCGCCCCGGTCTACTTCGGCCAGGGCTCGCAACACGGCGAGGACTCCCTGACGGCGAACTGGAGAAGACTGGGGTCCCTCGCCGGCATCGGCCTGCGCTGGCTGAACCCACCGTACTCCGATCGCGCGCAGCCGATCGCGAGGTGGGCGATGAAGTGCGCCGAGATGCGGGGCAAGGTCGACGGCCCGATCGCGTTCCTGGTTCCCGCCGCCGTGTGCACGACCTGGTTCCGAAGGCACGTCGCGCCGCACGCCTACGTCTTCGAGCTTTTTCCGCGGGTGTTCGACAAGCAGATCCGCGACTGCATCCTCGCCCTCTACACGCCGGAGGGCTACGTCGGGCGCGAGCCCTGGGACTGGAAAGACTAGCGGTTGTTGAGCGTGGCCGAGCACGCGTCGACCGCGGCGCAGGTCGGCGCGGTCGCCATGCAGCCGAGATCCCACGCGGTGAACCCGGACGTCGTGACGTTCTGGCAGACGTCGAGGCATGTCCGCCCGTCCGAGGTCGGCTCGGCAGCGGGGCACCCGAGCGAAAACTCATGCTCGCAGACGTCGGCGCACGTAGCCGGGCTCGAGGCGGCGTCGGGTGACGGCGCCGGGGGCGCTGGCGTAGGCGCCACGACGTGCGCGCAGCAGGACGACACGAGCACAGCCACCAAGGCGAAGGTCCTCATGGCGCGCCCCCCACGAACGTAGGCACCGATTCCACAAGCCAGAGGTCGTCCGTTTCGTCCCACGTCAGGTAGTCCGGGGCCATCCGCCAGAAGCCGGCCTCTCCCCACGTCGGCCCCCACGAGTTCACGACCCGGAAGTAGGGGGACTGGCCGCGCCACTCGAAATCGACGAGCGCCTCGGCGTGGCCGCCGGCCAGCGACAGGTTCAGCGGCGGCCCGACCGGCCCCTCGCCGAGGTTGCCCTGGCAGAATTGCTCGGACACGGGGCAGCCGAACGCCACCAGGTAGCCGGCCGCCAGCGCCCGCCTCACGGCGTCGATGCGCGCGTCCCCGGCGGCGTCAATGCGCTCGTAGACGGTCGGCGCCCGCTGGTGGTCGGCCTCGCGGAACGCCTCTGGGCTGGGCATCGTGGCGTACGACTTCCCGTCGTCGAGGTAGGGCCAGGAGCTCTCCGGGGGGAGCCCGAACCGCACGATCGCGGCGAACGCGTCGCGCACGAAGGTGCCCGCGTCCTGGCCGGTCTGGTGGCTCAGCGCCCGGGCAACCCAGTAGACGAACGCCCGGGACGGCACCGGCCCGGCGACGCCCGACGCCCGGAACTGCGCCGCGCGCACCGCCTGTACCGTCGCGTGCGCCACGCACGAAGACTGGCCGCCCTGGTCGAGCACCGACAGCACGAGGCTCGAGTTGTCGACGTGGTCCGGCGGGGGCGGCAAGGTCGCCAGCCGCCCGGCCGCCAGCCGGTCAGGCGTGGCGCCCAGCGGCCGCGGGGGCGAGCGGCGGTACCCGAGCCCGCGCGTCACTTCGCCAACGCAGCGCGGACGGCCGCGTCCTTCGACTCGAGGAGCTTGCGCAGGGCGACCGTGCGCTCCGGCGAGCGGGGAAGCTGCATGATCCGCTCGGACAGCACCAGGAACGGCCGCGACACGTCCTGGAGGTGCGCCGGCAGGTGGTCGACGGTGAAGAACTGGAGTATGTGCTCCGGCGCGGCCGCCGCTGCGATGACGGCGGACGCGACCGAGTTCTGCGCGTGCTCCGCGGCCGGCGACACCCTCGTGCCCAGCGACGGCCCGGGGACCGAGCCCTCGGTGGCCGTCAGGAACGCCGCGTGCTTCGCCTGGTAGTCGCTCACTTCGCGGCCGCCTTGCGCAGGAACACCGCCGGCGTCGGCACCACCAGCCCGCCGCCCGGGGTCGCTCCGAGCTTGTCGCCGGCCGCAGTCACGCCGATCGGCCCGGCAAGCTGGAGCAGGTCCACGTAGGCCGCTTTCAGGTCGGCGAACGCGGCGTCAATCTGAGCCGAGTTGGCCTCGGCCCCGGCGCTCGCCAGCCGCGCCACGATATCCGCGGCGCTCCGCACCCGGGCGATCCCCACCTCGATCTTCGCCTGCAACGTCGGGTCGGGCTTCTGTGCGAAATAGACCTTCTCGAAATCGGCAATGGTCGAGACGATGAGTTCGGCATCCTGGACGTAGGCGATGACGGCCGGCAGGGTCGCGAGGACCCCCGCGCAGCCAACGAGGCCCAGGGCGACGGCCGCGCTCGCGGCCACGGTGCAGACGGAGGTCAGGATCCTGTGCTTCAGCATGATGTTCCTTTCGAGGTGAAAACGTGCCCGGTCCCGTCGCGCTGTCCCCGGGCACCCGGACGTAGAACCGGGCGGAAGAGACCCCCGAGAACGCCCCCGACGGTCGAGGCCAGCATGCCCCAGGGTCGCCGCCGGCTCAAGTCTCGGCCGTTGAGCCGCCGCCGCCGATCGCCGATGATCGCCGCCATGAACCTCGCCAGCGGCGTACTCGAGAACTTCCGCACCGTCGTCCTGTCCGTCCTGGCGGCGTCGACGACCGGGGGCCGGTTCCACCAGGTGGCCTATCGCCGCGTCCTCGAGACCGGCTCCGTCCCGGGGGCCGACGGCTACTTCTCGGTCGCCGCGCCCAGCGTGCGCCTCGGCCGCCCCTTCTTCGGCGGCCCCGACGTCATCCGGGACATCGACGTGGTGATCGACGTGCTCTACTTCCGCTCGGCCGACCGCCGCACCAGCCAGCGCAACGGGTGGCAGGACCTCGCCCGCATCGGCGACCTGTGCGAAAACCCCGTCAACGGCAACTGGGCCTCGACGGGTATCCGCTCGGTGACGAAGTGGGGATGCCTCGAAACGAAGACCCTCCCGCAAGCCGAGCTTTGGACCGCCCGCTTCGTCGCGGAGTGGCAGCAACCCGGGGCCTACCCCGGCGCATGATGTAGGGCACGCCGCGTGCAGGGGCTTGCGCCGCATGGACAAGCATCGACGCGGCGGCGGCGAATCGGACAGCGTGGCGGATCTCTTCAGGACCTTGCGTCCGCTCTACCCGGTCTCGACCGGGGACGTGCTCGACCCCGTCGAGGTCGTCCGGCTCGCCGGTCACACCTTCGTGCGGTCGTGGCGCGGGCCGTGGGTCCTGACCGAAGACGGCGCCTGAGCCGGGCGCGCGTCATGCCGGTTCCACGTGGAACGGACGCCCCGCGCGGCGAAGTGTTCACTTGCCCAGTGTGTCACCGCGCGGGGGCTGGCTGGAAGCCGGTCACCTCCGTGTGCTCCGGACAGCAGAGCGTTGGAGGTGGTCATGCCGTTACACCCGAGCGACGCGGCAATGCAACAAATCACAAGCGGATTCGACCGCCTTTGCACTTCTTCACATAGCCGCCATGCGTCGCGAAATAGAGGCCCTCGAATGCCACGCGTCAAGGATTCCAGGCATGACCCGTCGCGCCCCCGATTGTATGCAGGCGCCGTGCCAGCGCGCAGTGTAGACCCTTGGCCAGGCTTGTGTATACTGTACGCATGATCTACACCCTTGGATACGCCAAACTGAGGTCATCACTAAGGCCAATTCCTAGCCGGCTCGCGGGTCCGCCCGGGCGCCCGAGTAGTCGGGCGCCGCAACGGCACCACGAACCTACCCACAAGGAGCAACGACCATGGAAGCATTCCAGAAGATCTTGAGCCCGACCGTCACCGGCGCCCGCGGCGACATCCCTGTCTTCGTGAAGGTCATTTTCGACGGCACTCGGCTTTTGATAACCGGCGTCGAAGGTCCGCGCCGCAACGGCAACTGCTACGGCGGATGCGGGCAGATCACGCTTGACCCTGCTGCCGCCGACCGAGCGGCCTCTAACCGGGACGAGGCGTCCTCAAGGTGGCGCACGTGTTAGCCCTTGCCGACGCCGCCGCCGCCACCCTTGCCGCCGGATCCCTTGGAGCCCTTTCCGCTGCCCTTCTTGGCGCCGCCCTTCGCGCCTCCCTTGGGAGCGCCGCCCTTTTTCGCGCCGCCCTTGACGCCACCCTTCTTGCCGCCACCCTTCGGACCTTTGCCGGCCTTGCCGGCCTTTCCTGCTGCTTTCTTGGCCATGTGTTCGTAACCTCCGACACGAATGCTACCATCGTGCCAACGTGGGACGAAGTCACAGGCTACCGGCCAACCTGACCGCCGAGGAGAACGCCGAGGTCATCCGCGAGTCGTCGAAGCTGTTCACGCCCGAGCGGACCCAGGCGATCGTGACCTTCCTGCGCTCGGGGTCGTTCATCGAGACCGCGGTCGCCGCGTCGGGCGTTTCGAGGTCCACCTTCTTCGTCTGGATGAAGCGCGGCGAGAAGGCGCACATGGGGAAGTTCAGGAAGTTCTACCTGGACGTCCGCAAGGCGATGGCCGACTTCGAGATCGCGGCGGTCAACAGCATCCGCCGGGCCGGGGAGGAGAGTAGCTGGCAGGCCAGCGCGTGGCTTCTCGAGCGCAAGTTCCCCGACGAGTGGGGCAAGATCGAGCGCGTCGAGTCCACGGGCGCGAACGGCGGCCCGATCGAGGTCGCCGCCATGCGCGACCCGCGCGAGATGACGACGGGTGAGAAGCGCCGGTTGCTCGCCCAGCTTGACGCCGAGGACGCGGAGAAAGAGGACGAGTGAACGCCGCCGCCCGGCTCGACGCGCGGCTCCGGCTGAAGCTTGACAAGCGCGGCGAGGGACTGGACGCGTTCATCCGGCGGATGACGCCGCACCGGACGCCACCTCGGCACGTGGCGAAGATCATCGCCCTGTTCGAAAAGGCGCTGACCGGGAAGAAGCCGATCAAGGCGGTCATCTCGATGCCCCCCGGTCACGCAAAGACGGTCACGGCGTGCAACGGGCTCGTCTGGTGGCTGACCAGGTCGCCGGCGGACACGCACGCCTATGGGACCTACTCGGACAGCCAGGCGCACGAGAAGTCGGTTCCCATGCGCAACCTCGCGCGCGCCGCCGGCGTGATCCTGTCCGAGGACACGAACGCCAAGGGGCTCTGGCGCACGACGTATGGGGGCGGGCTGATCGCCGGCGGCCGCGGATCTGGCTTCACCGGAAAGCGCGTGACCGGCGTCTGCGTGATCGATGACCCGTTCAAGGATCGCAACGAGGCCAATAGCAAACTGATCCGGGACGAGGTCTGGAGCTGGTACACCGACGTCATGCGCACCCGGCTCGAGGGCGCGTCAGAATTCGTGATCGCCACCCGGTGGCACGAAGACGACCTCATCGGCCGCCTGATCGCGAGCGACGACGGCTGGGTCGTGATCAACTTCACGGCGCTGGCCGAGGACAACGACGCCATCGGGCGCGAGCCCGGCGAGGCGCTTTGGCCGGAGATGTTCCCGGTCGAAAACCTCGAGAGCATCCGCAAGACCGTCGGCGAGTTCACGTGGTCGGCGCTGTTCCAGGGACGGCCGGTTCCACGTGGCTCGAAGCTGTTCGGCGTGCCGCACTACTACGACCCGTTGCAGAAGCGACCTGACGGGTTCCGCCTCACGTTGTCCGCTGACCCGGCCGCCAGCGCGAAGACCTCGGCCGACTACAGCGCGGTCGTGGTGCTGGCAGAGTGGGGCTTCGGCGTCGAGCGCCGCGCACACGTCCTGTACGTCTATCGCGAGCAGGTCACGGTGCCGCAGTTCGCCCACGACCTCGTGAACATTCAGCAGAAGTGGAGCAACACGCCGATCAACATCGAGGCGGTGGGAGCGTTCAAGGCGATCCCTCAGATGCTCCTCGAGCTTCGCCCCGATCTACTCATTGAGGAGATTCAGCCCGTCGGAGACAAGTTCACGCGCGCACAGGGCGTGGCCGCGGCGTGGAACCATGGTCGCGTGCTCGTGCCGCTCGACAACCCGCCCTGGCTCGAGCCGTTCCTTGCCGAGATCACCGACTTCACCGGGGTCGGCGACCGGCATGACGACCAGGTCGATGCGCTGTCGGGCGCGTGGAACAACGGCGCGACGATGAACGTCTGGGACGTTCTATAGCACGCACCGGGAATACTGTCTTCGCGTGACCATCTATCCTGGCGATCGCCTCGACGCGTGGCTGCTGGCGGTCGCGGTCTGCACCGCCGCGCTGGCGGCGTGGGCCTGGCTCTGGTGGTGAGCCTTGACAGCTGCAAGCGAGCGCGGTACTGTATGCAACGGAATCCGACGGGGTGTAGTTTAAGGACTTCAAAAAGAACAACGTCGAAGCGGCTGAGCGACGGCGTAGACCTCGGCCTCCAGTCAACCCCGAGCGCCCCGCCGGTGCCCACAAACCCGAAAGGAACGACGACCATGGGACAGGTTTTCGACGACTACCGACGCGTGACGAATGAACTGGTGCGAGTCAACGGGCTCCTGGAGAGGGCGGGGGGCGATATCGCCGCGATGAACCGGGGTAATACCAATTGTCATTTCGGCGAGCCGACGTGCAACTGCGCGCTCGACACGTCGGTCATTGACACCGAGGCGCAGCGATTCGAGCGATTCGCGAGGGCGACCCCGGGATGGTCGTCCGATAAGTTCTGGAGCGATCGCTCGCTGCTGTACTCCGTCGACCTCAATTTCACGCGCGCGCGTGACGTGGCCAACGCGTGGAACGACGGCAAGGTCAAGATGCCGCCCCCGGTGGCCGCCGCGGTACCGCCGAAGATCGAACAGCCGACCATACCGCCGGCCGCGGTGCCGGCCGCGGTGCAGGCGGCGGTGCAGGCGGCGGTCGACGCGTTCCGCAAGGCCGTCGTCTATGCGGCGTTGGGTAAGGTGCCCCAAAAGGACCCCGATTTCCCCGGCGTCTGCCCGAGGTGCGGCGGCCAGGCATATGTGGGAGCGACGTCGGTCGACTGCAAGGCGAAGTGCTCGCCGTGAGCGACCTCGACGTGAAGCCCAGCGAGGCGATCAGGAAGCTGCGCCTCGAGCGGGACAGCGCCCGCGCGATCGCGATGGTGTTCGGCAGCGCCATGATGGACATCGGCGAGATACTTGCTTCCAACGGCACCAGCTTCATTGCAAAGCTCGACCTGATCCGAGCCATCGACACCGAGACGCGCGCACGCATCGCCTCCCACCTCGTCGAGATTCAGTCGTGGTGCGGCCCCGACGGGAGCGCGCGATGAGCGTCGTGGAGCTTGTCTTCGCCGTCATCGGCCTCGGGGCGGTCATGGCGGCGCTGGTGCTGGCGATGACCATGGCGGTCACGCGCAAGGCGACCGAGCGGATCATGGCGCTTGAGGACGAGATCAAGCGGCTTCGATCGCGGCTGCCATGGCCGGCGGGGGACGTGAGGCCATGACCAAGGCGTTCCCGGCCATCTACACCGAGGACGGATCGGTGTTCATCGAGTCCGAAATGGACGACGCCACGGCGATGGTCGTCGAGTTGGAGCCGCACACCGCGCGCGCCATTGGGGAGGTGCTGCTGCGCGCGTCGGCCAGTCTGATCCCGAAAGCCAGCGAGGCAACGACATCATGAGCAACCCAGTCGGAACGGCGTTACGGATCATCCTCGACGGCGATGGCGCCTTCAAGGAGTTCGATGGGCGGATCGAAGAAGCCGAGTTCACGCACGTGACCGCGCTCGAGGGCGGCATGGCGAGCGGGAACCCGTCGGTCGCGGTGCTGGTGCAGACGCGCGACGGGCGCGCGTTCTTCGCCCAGACGAGCCTGCGCCTGTTCCTGCTCGCGGCGGACGTGTTCAAGGCGAAGTACGGGGACCCGCGCGAGGAGCCGAAGGGCGGCCCGTCGTGAGCACGAACAAGTACGAGCGCGCCTGCCCCTACCCGACCATCGACGTGTACCGGGTCCTCGAGCTTTTCAACGTCACGAACCCGGCGATCCAGCATGCGGTCAAGAAGCTGCTGTGCACCGGCATCCGCGGCGGGAAGGACTTCGACCAGGACCTGGCCGAGTCGATCCAGGCGCTGACGCGGCTTCAGGAGATGCGGCGCGAGGATGCGGCTCTCCCGACATGCGCCGAGAAACCGCGGTGGCCGGTCAAGGGCGGATTCCCGGGGTGCGATCACTGCGGCCAAGTTCCTCGCATCGAAGCCGAACTGTTCGGCGTCGATGGGCGCGCCATCGCCGTCGCGTGCCACGGTCGCACGGCGACCGAGGAGATCAAGGACAGCGACGGCAGCAATCGGTTTGACATGGCGCTCGACCGCGCGCTGGTGAAGTGCCAGTGCAGGAAGCCGTTTTGAGCACGCCCGAGAAGATGGCGGCGCAGCGGTGGGACTACGTGGAATTCCTAGAGTGGCGCGACAAGGAGGCGGGCAAGATCATGCCGGCGCATCGGGCGGCCTACGAGATCAAGGCGCGCATTCGGAAACTGCGCATCTCGGCCGCGCGTCGCGGGACCAGCATCGACGGGCGCGACGACTTCGACGCCTACGTGGCCGAGCACGGCCGCGGCGCGAAGACGGGGCCGCTCAAGTAGGTGGCGCCGCGCTCGAAAGAGGTCTGCCTGTACGGCCACCCGTTCACCGAGGACAACGTCATCTGGCGCAACCGGCGGCACTTCGCGAAGCGGCGAGGCGAGTGGACGCGCTACCGGGTGCGCTGCTGCCGGCGGTGCTTCCGGCTGCGCAAGCGGCTGTCGGCCGAGCGGCGCCGCCGCGCTACCCCATCTTGAGACGGCGCCTGGCCTTGCTCAGCGTCTTGTAGGGGCCACCGATCCGCTTGCCGTCGCGCATGACCAGCCACCCGGTGCCGTCGTGCTTGAAGGTGTCGCCGGCCATCCCGTCGGCGATGGTAGCGGTCGAGCTTGGCTCATTCACCACGTTCGCGTCCGGGTTCGCCGCCTTCCACTGGCTGAAGATGGTCTCAACGCCCTTGGCCATCGTCGCCTGACCGTCGGTCATCGGCGCCTTGGGGCCGTTCATGTGGATCACGCAGTCGGCGGTCACGAGGCCGGAGCGCAAGCCGCGCGCGGTCTGCACGCCTTCGATCACGTGCTTCGCTCCGATGGCCCGCTGGCGGGCCGCAATGCTCGCCGGGGTCTGGTCCCAGTTGACGCCGCCTTCCGCCTCGGCGTCGCCGGTCAGCAGATCGTCGGTCGAGAACACCGGGCGATCCTTCGCAAAGCTGGCGAGGGTCGTCTTTCCGTGTTTCGGGCCGCCGACGATGACGATGCTGCCGTGCGCGTCGAGGCAGTCCTGAAACCATTTCGGGCAGGTCGTCGGCGCCGCGCTGTCGCCTGACTCCTTGGTCAACTGGCGCTCGCGCGAGACCTCGGCGGGGGCCGGCACATCCTTCGTGTTTGCGGCGGTGGCCGGTGGATTCGCGCCCTGGTTGGCGCTCGGCGCCGCGGCGGCTGCACCGGGAGCGAGGGGCTGGCCCGTCTTCGGATCGAAGTTGGCCGCCGGCGCGTTCGCTTCCTTCTCGGCCGCCTCGGCTTCCTGGTCGTCCTTCTCCTCGGCCTCTTCGACGTCCTCGTCCTCCATCGTGCGATAGACGCCGCGGTCCTTCAGTTCACGCGCGGCGAGCCCGCGGGAGACGACGCCGGCCGTGAGGTAGACGCCGTCCATCGTGCTCCGGTTCATGTCGCGCGTGGACGCCTCGACGTCGGACATCTGCCATAGTGGGTTGAAGGTGAGTTCGAAGCCCTCGGGCAGGCCGCCGAGAGCCGAGCGCACCAGCACCTCGTACAGGCGCATCAGCGGGGCGTGGAGCTTCGACTCCTGGTCACCGGCCAGGCGGTCGTAGTAGTTCCGAATATCCGCTTCGCCCGTGCTCGAGAGGCCGGCGGGGGACTGCCCGAAAAGACGCGTGGTCGGAATGTCCGCGGCGCCCGACACGTCGATCATGAAGCGCACGAGGATCGCCTCCACGCCGCTGAACTGGCTGACCTTCTGCTGCCACGTCTCTTTCTCGGAGTCGAGCAACAGCGCCTTGTTCAGGGACTTGTTCATCATCCCAAGCTGGTACCGCTGCGCGATCTTCGAGTCCTGGCCGTTCATCGAGAGGGCTTGGACGAGGCCCTTGATCGAGATGATATCGACGTTGGCCTCGTGGAGCATCGAGCCGGCAGCGGAGCATGCGCCGTCGTAGTTCTGAACCGCGTTCAGGACGTGGAAAAGTTCGCTGTCGTCCCACATCGCGTTCTGCCGCCACTGGTAGTAGGGGAGTTCGCGGCCGGGCCAACGGACGACGCGCGTCCAGTGGACCATCTGCCCGCTGTCGGCGATCGTGTACATGACCGGCTTGTTGTAGTTCGGCGAGGTGAGGTCCTGCTCGACGTCGACCACCGACGGGAAGCGCCAGCGGTCGAGCGTCACGAGGTTCAACAGCGAGCCCTTCTTGATCGAGTCGAGGTCCAGGGGCTGGGCCATGTCCTGGCCGTCGATCACCATGATCGTGCAGGCGCCGCCGTAGAGCCGCCCCCATTTCATCCCGGTGCGGACGCGCTGGCGAAACTCGAGGGCCTTCTCGGCGGCGTAGATGGCGTTCGCGTCCTTGTCGCCCTTGTCGCGCCCGTCCCAGGTGAGCGAGACCCACTCGCGGGTCATGTCCGCGACCGGCACGTCGACGATCTTGCCGGCGATCCAGGAGCCGCGGTACATGGCGTCCAGTTGAAGCTGGACCATCTGGATCGGGACGGCGTAGGTGCTGTACGCATTCTTGTCGCTGCTCGAGCCGAGCGCGCTGACCAGGTTCAGGAATCCGTCCATCGCTTCCTTCGGCGACGCGGGCGGCTTCCCGTCGGCGGCGGACACGGGACCGGCGGGCTGGACGATCTTCGGCGGGCGGCGCTTGCTCATGCCCTACGGTAGCGCGAGCGGCGCGTGCAGTCAGGACGCGCGCACGAGGTGGCCGAGCCCTTCGGCGCGCAGGGCGGCCTCGATGCGCTCACGCACGCCCGCCCGGGTCGGCTCGCCTCGGATCACCTTGCGCACGGTTCGGACGTCGGCGTTCGCGGCGGCCGCCACCCGGACGACCCTGTGATTCGCCGCTGTTGGAATCTTCATGTTCCCATGATGGAAGCATGAAGCATGCAAGTCGCTCAAATACCGCTTGCGATTTGAGGTTTTCGTCACCAGCGCCGAACACTCTGGGGGAATGGGCACCCGAATTTCTGTAGTCGACCTCATCGGATTGACCTCGCGGTCAATCGACGAAGACGGCTACATGAGCGCGCCGGCGGTCATCTCGACCTCGGACAACGTGCAGAAGTACCGGGCCGCCGACCTGGGTCTGACCGACCGACCGCCCGACGAGATGGTCGGGCTCTACCGGCCGACCGACGAGGTCATGGATCCCGAGACGCTGGCCAGCTTCGACGGCAAGCCGATCACCATGAACCACCCGCAGGGGGGCGTCAGCGCGAAGAACTGGAAGCAGGTCGCGATCGGCGACGTCCACGACGTGAAGGCCGCCGGCAAGAACACGGCGGCGCGTGTCGTCATTCGGGACTCGTATTCGGTCGGGCGCATCGCGAGCGGCAAGTCGGCGCTGTCGTGCGGCTACAGCTTCGACCTCGATCTGACCCCCGGGGTGGCCAGCGACGGGACGCCCTACATCGGAGTTCAGCGGAAAATCCGCGGAAACCACACCGCGATCGTCGACGTCCCCCGTGGTGGGCCGGTCTGTCGAATCGCCGACAACGCAGAGGAGAAGCCCATGGCGCTACGGAAGCTGGTACTGGACGGGATCGCGGTCGAGGTCGAGGACCGAGACGCGACCATCATCGAGAAGGCGATCGCCGTCGCTGACGCCGCCACGAAGGCCGCGCAGGACGCCGCGACCCAGGCGGGACAGGCCCTGGCGAAGGCCCAGGCCGACCTCGCCACCGAGCAGGCGAAGACGACCAAGCTGGTCGCCGACCACGCCGCCGCGCTCGCCGAGGTGACCGCCAAGATCCCGACGCCGGCCCAACTCCAGGCGATGGCGACCGAGCTTTCGGTCGTCGTGGGAGACGCCGCCAAGCTGGCCCCCGCCGTGGTGCCCGCCGGCAAGTCGGCGCACGCCATCCGCACCGAGACGCTGGCCGCCATCGTGGCCGACGGGGCCTCGACGGTGCGCCCGGTGGTGCTGGCCGTCCTCGCCGGCGTCGACGTCGCCAAGGCCGAGCCCGGCTCGGTCAAGGCCGCGTTCGACGCGTGCGTGGCCGCCGGGGCCGTGAAGGTCTCGGACGCCGCCGCGATCAACGCGCACAACGGCCGCGCGCTGTCGGTCGCCGGCTCGAGCGGGACCGCCCCCGCCAAGCTCACCGGCCGCGCGCTGGCGATGGCCAACATGCGAACCGCCGGCAATCCCGCCAAGGCGTAGTCGCCGCTCACTCAACGCACACGACAACCAGGAGACACGCACATGGCAATTCCCTCTCTCGCCACCTACGGTGGCACGCTGCTTCAGCCCGGGTACCCGGGCCAGGTGTCCGAAGGCGGCCCGAACGTCATCAGGTCGATGATCAACGCGAACGCCACCGGCGTCGACTTCGGCGTTGCCGTGGGTCGCGTCGCCGGCACCGCGTTCGGGCAGACCGACAAGTGCTGCGCAATCGTGACCGGCTCGGAAATCGTCCAGGGCATCTCGGTTCGAAACCCCGCGCCGCTCGTTGCCCCGGCCGCCGGCGGCAACAACTCGGTGCTCTACGCGCAGAACACCCCGGTCCCGGTCATGACCTTCGGAGTCATTACGGTTCTCGCCGGTGAGACCGTGGCCGAGGGCGACACCGTCCTGTTCATCACGGCCTCTCAGCAGTTCGGGTCCGTGCAGACGGGGGCCCTCGCCGGCACCACCCGCATCGCGGTCCCCACCGCCATCTGGCTCGACCCCGCGACCGTGGGCAATCCCGCCCGCATCCGCATCACCGCTTCCGGCACCTAACCCGTCAACCGCAAACCAAAGGACAACGAACATGCTCATTTCCACGGTGGACGGGGAGACTCAGCAGCCCGTCACTTTCGAAGCCGACGACAACCGCGTCGCGCAACTCAATCACTTCGTCATGTCGAATCCCGACATCCTCGGGATGGGAAGATGGTCCGCCTTCGGCAAGAAGGCGAGCGACGCCGTCGAAGCGCAGGCGTTCGCGGTCTCGCAGCTTGCCTTTGTCGAGCAGAAGACGTACGAGAAGCAGTACGCGCCGCTCACCTACCAGACGCTGCTGGGGAACACCATCAGCTATGCGGACGGCGAATGGGCGCAGTCGATCGAGTACCAGATCGTCGACTACGTCGGGCAGGGGAAGCGCATCTCCGGCATGGCCCAGGATCTTCCCGAGGTCGACGTGGCCTACGCCCGCAAGATGTTCGCGGTCGCGCAGGGCGGCATCCAGTACAGCTACACCACGGAAGATCTCCGGGTGTCGGCGTACCTCCAGCGCCCGCTGCCGATCACGAAGCTGAAGGCCGCCAACATGGCGTACCTTCGCCACCTGAACACGGTGGCGCTCACCGGCGAGGCGTCGTCCGGGTTCACCGGGCTGTTCAACAACGCCTCGGTGGTCTCGAGCTTCACGTCATCGGTCGCGGTGCCCTGGAGCACGACCGCGACCTCCGACCAGATCATCGCGGACGTCGTCGCGGCGGTCGCGTCGATCATGACCGCGACGCAGAACAACAGCGCCCCGAACTTTCTCGCGGTGTCGATCCCGACCTTCGAGAACTTTCTGAAGCCGCGCAGCACCGTCAGCGACACGACCACCCTGGCGTTTCTCCAGGGCATCTACCCCAACATGAAGATCTTCCCGGTCTTCGAGTTGGCGGGGGCCGGCACCGGCGGCACGCTCAACCGCGCGGTGTTCTTCAACGCCGACGACGAGAACATGGTCTACCACATCCCGATGCCGCTGCGCTTCCTGGCGCCGCAGTACCTGGGGCTCAAGATCATCGTCCCCGGCGAGTACAAGTACGCCGGGCTCGAGATCCGGCGCGTCCCCACGGTGGCGTACCGGGACAACACCTAGCAGGAGGTTTTCCCATGTTCGTCAAGAATGACACCGGGGCCGACGTGGTCCTGACCGCTCCGCTGCCGGGCATCGACTTCTTCAGTCCGATGGCCGTCACGGTGGGCGGGAGCCACGTGCCCGATCGGATGATCGATGCTCTGATCACCGACGGCAAGCTGGCGCGCTCCGGGGAGGACGTCATTGTCCCTGCTGCACCCGCGGCGCCAGCGCCGCCCGAGCCGGTCGCGGAGAAGTCTTCGCGGTCGAAGTTCTCGCCGAAGATCAGCGAGTAACCCCTAGCCGCCGCCCACACGGGCGGCGCACATCGCGGTGAGCCTTAGGAGGCACCCGGGTCCATACCCCGGAACGAAGCGGTTCGAATCCGCTCACCGCTACAGATGGCCTACACGGCGGCCCAATTCATGATCGACTTCCCGGTCTTCGCCACGGCGAACGCCGCGGACGTGACGCGCCTGATCTCGCGCGCCGTGAACTACGTCGACGTCACCCGCTTCGATGTTTTCTACAACGAGGCGATGGGGCACCTCGTGGCGCACTTCATGGCGATCGAGAACAAGGACACGGCGGTTGGCATCTCTGGCAACGCCGGAGACCTGACCTACAAGTCGGCCAGCGGCGCCAGCGGCGAGGCGCGGGTCGAGCGCGACGCCGCCAACGTCAGGATGCAGATGACGGACCCGTTCATGCGCACCACGTATGGCCAGCGATACTGCTGGCTGCGCGACAACTTCGCCGGGCTCGGGGGCATGGCGCCCCCCGCGGACGCGTGCTGACGTGCTACAGCGGCTCCAATGCGGCAAGGGCGGGACGGTGTCGACCTTCTTCACGGGCCGGCGCCCGGTCTCGTGCACGGTCACGCTCACGAAGAACGACGGCACCGCGTTCGTGTCATCTCAGGCGTGCACGCTCGACCCGGTGAACACGACCCTCACCGCGGCCGCCAACGGCTCCACGGGGACCGCCGGCACGCCGACCTCGCAGCTTCAGGTCGCATCGACGACCGGCATGGCGACGCGAAACCGCTACCTCGTCGGCGACGAGGAGGTGACCATTAAGCAGGTCATAGACGGGTCCAACGTCCTGCTGTGGAGCCCGGTGATGCGCGACAAGCCGATCGGCACGCCATTCGTCGGGCTCGGCGTCTCGGCGGTCATCGCGAACGTTCCTGGCGTCACCGACACGCCGCTGTGGGACTGCTTCGCCATCTTCACGACCGACCAGGGCGACGACCAGACCGAGACGTTGCAGGTCGTCCAGCGTGTGATCCCGAAGCGCCTGATCTCGGAGATCGACATCCGCAACATCGACCCCAAGCTGGCCGGCTCCCTGTCGGCCGAGCTTGACCTGTTCATGGCGTTCGACATAGCCAGGGACCGAATGTTCATCGACCTGGGCGACTCTCAGCGGGCCGACACGTTCCTCGGCGTGGACCATTTCCGCAACCTGTGCGCGCACCGCTTCTGGCTCGACCGGGAATTTGAGTTCGGGGCCGAGTGGAAAGACCAGTTCGACAAGATCCGGGCCGAGTACGATCGGCTCAAGCGGCAGGTCATGGCCGAGACCTCCGAGTTGAACGCCGACGGCACCGCCAGCGCGCCGACGTTCGCGGGGGCCTACCCGTTCATCGACCTGGAGGTGCTGTGATGTTCCCGCTGCCCCTCGACCAATGGCTCGCTGCGGCGGAATGGGCCAAGCGCCCGCTGCCGGGGTTCGACCGGGCCGGCGGCGGCCCCGCGCACGACTGGCTCGCCCCGTTCTGCCTCTGCAACGCATGCCAGAACGCCAGGGCTCGCGCTGGCGAGGCGCAAATGCCCGAGACGGACTGACACGTGGCCATCCTGACGGGCGCCATCCTGACGCGATTCGAGGGCGTCATCGAGGCGACCCCCCGGGTCGGCGGCGTCTGGCGCAAGGCGATGCCCCGGTTCGAACTGGGCAAGCAGCCGATGGGCGGCCGAGACGGCGTCTATCGGGTGGAGGCGTCGGGCATCGACACTGCGCGGCAAGTCTTCGGCACCGGCGAGGTCGTCCGGAACCTCGGCAGCCTCGAGATCCAGACCTGCTACTTCCGGGGGGGCGGCTCGAGCGGCGGCTACTACCTCGGCGGCGACCGGCTGAACGTGAACAAGCGGGCGCTCGACGACGCGTTCGGCTTCCCCGGGAGCCTGGGCCTGGTGTCCGCCTGCGAGGCGCCGCTGACCTACGACGAGGGCAACACCGGGATCCGGGTCGTCACCTTCCAGGATCACACGCTGGCGACCGACGGCCCTCTGTTCGAAATCTGGCGCACCCGGTTCAACGTTGAGTGGCTGGCGACCACGGTGTCATCCTGAGACGTCCATGCTGAGCCCGCCGCCGATGCCCGCCATCTACCTGAACACCGAGGGGCTGTCCTCCGAGGCGTCCGATCTGATGGCGTCCGCGATGACCGAGGCGGCCGGCGAGTCGGCCGAGATCGGCATCTCGACCGGCGGCGTCCGCGGCGCGGACCTGAACGCCATCATCGCCCGAGCCCAGGCCAACCAGGGGCGTGACCCGTTCTGGTTCCCGCCGGCGGTCGTCGAGGAGTTGCGAGGTCGCATCCTGAAGGCGCTTGGCGTCAACAGCGGCGCGCGGGGGGCCATCTACCAGGGCATCGGCAACGTCATGCTGACCACGATCCAGACCAACATGGACAACCAGCGCGGCCCCGGCGGGGTGTCATTCCGGGCGCTCACGCCGGAGTACGCCAAGAGAAAGCAGCGCAAGTTCGGCTTCATAACGCCGATTCTTCGTGCCACCGGGGATCTCATGGCCGGGCTGAAAATCGTCATAACCAAGGGCTACTAACCACCAACCACTTCAGGGCGTGAGGATCGAGGCGGGAGGCGCCGGGCAACCGGCAGAGAGGTATCGAACATGCCAACGGAACCCAGAAGGCAAAGTCAGGACCTGATCCTGACGTGCGCCGAGCCGCAGTATCGCGCCGCCCAGGAGCACGTGCTCACGCGCAGCTTCCGGCCCACCGCGATCAGCACGACCACCTTCACCGACGCCAACGTCGACGTCACCGCGGTCGGGTGCTACGTCATCCCCGAAGACGGCAACATCCGCGGCATGATCCGCCGAGTGCTCTCGGTCGCCGGGACCGTGGCGACCATCGATGCGCCCTGGCCGACCCCCGTGGGCAACACCGCGATCCGCGCGTGGGACCCGTCCGACGTCCCGGTGCGCGTCACGACCGCATCTGCGGCCGCCATCATCTCGACGACCCACGCCGCCATCGCCAACGAGCCCGACAACTACTGGGCGCCAGGCAAGGGCTACTATGCGATCGGCATGAGCGGGGCCAACGCCGGCAAGGCGTTCCAGCTTCTGTCGTTCACCTCGTCCACCGGCACTTTCACGCCGACGGCCGCGCTTCCGATCACCACCGCGGTCGGGGACCTGTTCCTGATCCGCAAGGTCATTCGGCCCGCCGCCGACGTCACCGCGTCGATCAAGGCGAAGTCGATCGCCCGGAAGATCATCGGCACCGGCTCCCAGGGCGGCGACATGCCGATCGTCCTGGCGAACGACGGGACCATCTCGATGGACATCGAGGGCCGCCCGCTGACCGTCGCGGCCGCCTCGGGCGTCGTGGCGACCCCGCCCATCGAGTTGGGGGACATCATCGGCGATCACTTCAACCAGCTTCTGAACACCGGCGGCACTGTGTCGGCCATCGACGCCAACACGATCACGATGACCGCGGCGGTCCCCACCGTGAACGGGGCCGTCCTGCTGAACAACGGCAAGGTCGCTCCGATCCTGTCCGCCACCGGCGCCAACATCACGAAGTACGCGCCCGGGACGGCCGGCTTCGCATCGGTCACGGTCGGCACCGTGGCCTACGCGAGCGCCAGCTACACCCGCAAGACGGCGAACTTCTTCACCAGGCTGTGGGAGCTTTACCGCGGCGGCAAGGTGGCCCAGGTCTTCGACGGCTGCGTGCCGACCCTGACCATCGACGTGCAGCGGCTGATGCCGGTGCACTTCAAGCTCGCGTACACGGCGGGGGAGTCCCTGCAATGGAACGTTAACCGCCCGGTCGCCCTCGGCGCCGCCACCAACCCGATCAGCATCCCCGACGTCGGCGTCCCGACCGACGGCAAGGGCTCGCGCGTCTGCATCGACGGGACCTTCGTCAACGTCATCTCCCTGTCGGTGAATGTCGGCCTCAAGCCGGTGCCGCGCATGTCGCTGAGCGGGCTCGGCCAGATGGACGGCTTGCTCGCCGATCTGACGGCGCCCACCGGGACGATGAAGATCTACGCCGACAACGATGACATCGCCGGCTTCACGGCGCTGATGGACCGGATGCAGAACCGCGTCCCGATGGCCGTGCTCTACCAGAAGGGGACGGCCCCGCGCGAGACGTTCTGGATCTTCATGCCGACGCTCGTATTCTCGGGCGAGGAGTTCGGCTACGACGCCGGCCAGGGCGTCGCGACGATCCAATTCGAGTGCGTCTCGCCGGAGGCGGCGGTCGATCAGAGCAACGCTCAGTTGTTCCCGACCGCGACCTACCCGGGGCTCTCTGAGCTTTCCTTCGGGTGGTGCTGACGTGGACTTCCACGTGAAGGCCGAGGTCGCCATCGCGGCGGCTATCGAGGCGAATCCGGCGCACGCCAGCGGGGACCGGCACGGCCAGGACCCGCACACCGTCCGCATCGGCTTCGATGGCATCTCCGCGTTCGTGCCGTGCTCGTGCGGCGTGACGCTGGCGGTGCGCATCGAGCCGGACGCGGTCCAGGTGTTCCCTCGCGTCTCGGTGAACGACGATGGCGCTTAGGCACGGGTACCGCCTGAACGACAGGCGCGACACCATCTGGATCGGAGACCCGGCGTTGCAGAACGTCCCGGACTCCGCGCGCGAGGACTGGGAGAAGGACGGCGACGCGGTCCATCTCCGCAACTACGCGACCGCGGGCGAGCCGGAGGTCTTCACCTTCCGGGCGCTCAACTTCACCGAGCGGCAGTACGTCATGGGGATGATGGACAACGCCAACCTCGGGCCGACGTTCAAGCAGGCGATCAGCTTCTGCTTCCGCCTGTGCGTGCGGTTCCCGGCGGCGTCCGAGTCATACGCCAGCCAGACGACCGGGCAGGCCGGCATGAAGATGCTGGAACGCGTGGCCGGCATGACGGTGCTGTCCGAGGGGTTCGCTGGCGATCTTCTCTGGCAATACCCCGACATGGTCGACTTCTACGGGCTGAAAATCTGGAACGCGTCATTCCCGACCGAGCCGGAAAAAAAAGCATCATCGCCGCCGCCCACGCCCCCGCAATCGTCGGCGGTGGCCTCTTCGACGGCCGGTACGGAGGCAACGGAAAAGCCGGCCGAGGCGGGTGCATAGGTTGCCCCGTGGAGATGCGCCGGCAATGGTCGTGCCCCGACGTTGCTGAAGAGCGCGACGAGGGCACGTTCCTTCTGATCGAATCGACCGACCACGAGTTCCCAGAATGCCCGGCGGCGTACCTGCGCACGCCGGGTGACCTGGTGTTCCTGGCCGACCGATTCGGCAAGCCGGCGTTCGCCCCGCACCTCGACGGCGGCCAGCACCCGGCGCAGTTGATCTCGATGTACGCCAGCGAGATCGAGTTGGGAGCCCGGCCGGCGTCATCCCTGCCGCCGCTGGTCATCGACCTGGTCCACCTATGGATGAATGAGCGGCAGAAGTTCACGAACCGCGAGAACGAACTACGAAGGGCGGCGCGCTAATGGCCATCACTGGTGAAGACAACATCGTCCTGAAGCTTGGGATCAAGGGCGTCGACCCCGCCGAGGCCCGCGCCATCGCCCTGCAAGGCTCGAGCGGGCTCGAGGCGGCGTTCAAGGAATCCCTCGCGCGCCAGGAGGAGTTGTACAAGGCGGCGGCCGGGTCGATGAACGCCGAGGCGCGCGCGGCCGCCCAAGCCGAGCTTGCGACCCACCAGTCGAAGGCGACGGCGATCCAATCGCTGCTCAAGCAGGCGTATGCAGAGGAGGAGGCGGCGGCCGCAGAGCACGCCAAGAAGATGCAGGAGACTTCGCTGGCCGGGCGCGCGACGGCGCTCGGGGAAGGTCTCGAAGCGACCAAGGCGAGCGCCATGGGCACGCTCGGCGCGGCCTTCTTCGGCTACGAGGCGATCAAGGGCATCGGCGAATTTGCCGAGTCGATGGCGCACGTCGCCGCCGTGACAGATGCGTTCACGGGGAGCATCTCCGACTTGCGCGAGGCCACCGACGGCGAAATCAGCGACATGGACCTGATGACGGCTTCGAACTTGGCCGCGGCCAAGAGCCTTTCGCTGTCGTCTGACCAGTTTGGGATCGTGAGCAAAGCGGCGCTTCGCTTCGCAGAGGCCACTGGGGGTAACGTCAAAGAGGCGCTCGACGAGATGATTTCCGGCCTCGCGACCGGACGATCGCGCGGCTTGCAAATGGCCGGCGTCATCCTCGACCAAGAGGCCATCTTCGCCGACTACGCGAAGGCAATCGGGCACGCCGGCGAGACCCTGGACCAGCACGCGAAGAGCGTCGCCCTCAGCCAGGCGGCAATGGAAGCACTGGACCTCAAGACGATCGAGTTGGGCGTTCATGCCGAGGGATTCGGCGAAAAAATGCACTGGCTCGGGGCGCAAATCGGCAACGTATGGACCGACATACTTGGCTTCTTCGCCAAGGGCGGAACGTACATCATCAAGCTGTTTGAACTTGATATCCCGAACTCTTTTCGGCAGTCGATCGCCGCATGGAAGGATCTGCTTCCTGGCCAGCACGGCAACGAAGATGCCGCCATGAAGGTCAACGCGGAGAAGACGGCGGAGTGGCAGAAAGCGCAACTGGAAAAGTCGCAGAAGGACGTGGACAGTGCGATGTCTCGCGTTGCTTCTGCTGGCGCCGCATATGCACCGGAGAAGGGCGGCAAGGGTGGCGTCCAGCGAGACACCAACCCGACGACCAAGTTCGACTTCATGTCGAACTTGAAGCTCGCTGACATGGCCCAGGATGAGTACGGTGTATCCGGCCCCGACGGCTTGCCGCGTGGCGATGCGGACTGGATCAGCGAGCAGGCGGCCAAACGTGCGAAGGCGATCGGCGACTTCTGGAACAAGTCGCTCCAGGAGAAGTTCGGGGACCAGTCGCAGTATTCCGATGCCGAGCTTTCGACCATCTACTCGGGCGCTTCGAAGACGAAATCCGACGTCGTCCTGAACATGTTGAAGGGCGCGGGGTGGTCGGACGAGGACATCGCGAAGGCCGCCACCGACACCGCCGACACCGTAGTCCACGACCTCGACGACAAGCTCAAGGCCGCCATGGACAAGATGGACAAGCAGACGAAGGCCAACAAGCAGAAGGCCGGTCCGCTGACGTCGAACATCATGGAGCAGTTCTTCGGACCCGACATCATGGACACCGCGCGCGACAAGATGACTCAGCTTCAGGGGATCGTCTATGACGCGAGCCAGACCATGTCGAACGACTTCGAGTCCGCCGGCGACAAGATGGCGAGCGGCTTCGGAAAGGCGGTGAGCGCCACCCTGATCCACGGGACCAGCCTGACCGCGGGGCTTCGAAACGAGACCGAGGCCGTGCTCGAGTCCCTGTCGTCCCAGGCGCTCGGGCAGTCCCTGATGTACGCCGCGAAGGCGCTCGCGTGGGGCGCCGAAGCATTGTTCACTGGCGACGCACACGCGGCCGCCGCAGCCGCCGAGGCAGGCGCTGCCGCCGTCGCGTTTGGCGCGGTTGGCCTCGCAGCCGCCGGCGCCGCGCGCGCGGTCGGCACCTCGAGCACGTCGCCTGGCGGCACGCCGACCACGACCGGGTCGCAGCCCGGCTTCGGCGGCCCGACGACTTCGAGTTCCAGCGGTGGCCAGGGCGGCACCGTCATATTGCAGGTGTCGGTCATGCCGGGCGGTGAGTCGGCCGCCGGTGATTCCATCGTCAAAGCCATCGCCGCCTACCAGGCGCAGACGGGTCAAACGCTCGACCAGATGCTGAGGAACTGATGCCGCGTCCATGCTTCATGAGCCAGATCCTGCCGTCGTCGAACTACACGGTTCAGGTGTCCGGCGGCAGCTTGCAGACGCTGCCGCTGACCGGGTTCTTCTACCTGTCGACGGCGAAGACCACCGCCGGCAACGGCCAGTCCCTGCTTCAGGCGCTGACGACCGCACTCAACGCGTCCTCGGGGCTGACGTGGACGCTGAGCCTTGATGCCAACCTCAAGGTCAAGTTCGTGCACAATTCGGGCGCCGCGCAGACGGTGACGATGGGCGGGAGCCTGCTGTCGTCGCTCGGCTTCCACATCGGCACCGGGCCGGGCACGCAGACGTATACTCCGTTCGCGACGGGCGCCGGCGGCACGACCGCCGAGAACCGTTGCCTGTGGTTGTGGGAGCCCGGCCAGGTCTACGGAGACGCCGGGCCTGAACTGTTCGATCCGACGGTCAACGCCGGCAGCGTGCGCTCGGCTGGCGCGGCGGCGCGCGCGCCGGACAGCACCGCGTCCTTTGTCACGAACGGGATCCAGGTCCAGGCCACCTACACCTTCGTCGGCGTCTCGCCCTTCTATCGCGCGAAGCCGACCCTGGACTCGGGTGGCTACTACATGCAGTGGGACTTCGAGACCTGGTGGATCAACGGCCCCGCGCTCGGGCGGAAGATCATCATGTGGCGTGACCAGTCGAACCTCGTGAACCAGAGCGCGCCCTCCAGCAACAACGTCGTGCCGCTGAAGTACCTGGAATACTACCCCGACGACAGCATGCGCGCGCAGCCGGATCTGAACGCGACGAAGGCGCCGAACCTGTACTGGTGGGACATCACCCTGTCCCTGTGGAAGTCTGAGCTTGGAGACGTGACCTACTAATGACGACCACCGTTGCGAAGATGGGGCAGAACAGCGGCGGCGTTTCGCTGTTCTACTACCTCAAGATCACCGGGCTGCCCTACTACTTTTTCAGCGTCGTGAACCCGACCGATACGAAGTACGGGACGGCGGCCTGGACGCTGCCGACCTACGCCAGCTACCCGGGCTACTCCGCGGTGCAGGGGATGGCCATCCCAGCGGACACCATGTCGCAGTCGTTCGCCGACATGATCGGCGGCATCGGCAACGCGGAGAAGGCACGGATCACGCTGGCCGACTTCAACGCTAACGACGCCAACGGATCGTATCAGTTCCTCGCGCGGATGTTCGCATGCGGGATCCAGGCGACAGGATCGCAGATGACGCTCGCGAGGACGCTGGCGCCGGCCGACACGCAAGCCGTCTTCGTGAACGCGCCCCTGACGCTACCGAGCCCGCCGGGCGGGGCCATCCCGACCTTTCCCGTGATCCACGTGGGCGGCGAAGCGTTCGGATGCGCGTGGACCACCGCGGTCGGCGGCATCACCACCGTGACCGTCTCGGGACAGCGCAACCTCTACCCGTGCTCGGCGGTGTTCCCGCCCGTGCCGCTGCACACCGTCCGATCCAACCCAGACGGGACCATCGACCAGACGACCGCGCAGCGGGCGACGTTCTCGCCCTACTCGATGATCGGGCGCTCGGCGGCGCTGTACGTCGGAAACATGGATCCGAGCGGCGTCCCGTGCACCGAGGCCGAGTGCCAGATGCGCCTGCTTGGTCGGATCTCGAGTATCGCGCTCGGGCAGGACGGGCGGTACGAACTTCAGCTTGACAGCCTGCTGGCCAACGCGGGCGCGCAGCAGGTATGCAGCGGGCTCTACCAGGGCACCATCGCGCCTGACCAGATCGTCGTTCAGTCGGGCGCCAACGCGTTTCTGTGGGGCGTCCGAGCCGGCGCTGGCGTGACGTCCGGCCCGGCGCGAGCCAGCAGCGTCGTCGCCATCACCGCCGGGACGTACACGCTGGGGGCCTTGATCGCTGCGGTCAACCTCGCCATGTCGACGGAAGCCATCATCAACTACTTCGGCGTGCCCGGCGTGAATCCGTACCTGTGCATCCGCATGGTGAACGGGATGCGCACGTGCGTGTTCCAGAACAGCGAGGACATCGGATTCCACGGCGGCCCTTCGACGTTCTTCTTGCGCAACCAGAGCGGCACGAGCGCCGGGTTCTTGCAGTGCCTCGGCTTCGACAGCCTGACCGGGCGTCAGACCGAATACGAGGCGGCGCCGCATTCAGGCGCGCTGCCGTGGGACATCACCCTGTCCTACTTCAACTACGTGAACGACTGCGTGACCTTCGGCGGCAACACCTACCAGTGCATCAAGGCCGGCGGGGTGGCCAGCGTCGGCGAGCAGCCGGGCGTGGTCACCACCTCGTGGCTTCTGATCCCGAACAACGGCACCGACGCGATACCGGACGCGATCATCGCCAACAACCCGGCGCCCGGGGTGTTTATCCCGTACTCGAGCTACGTCGGCGGCGGCCTCGGCGGCACTACGACCTTTAACATCACGGACTCGACGCCGCACTGGTTCACCGACCAGGGCGACGGGGGCGGCCAGGCGTTCGTCCGTTTCGGCAACGGAGATCTCGTGCGCCTGGATCCAGCCACCTCCGGCTCGTCGGTCACCATCGGCAAGTACGCCGACCTGTCGCTGTACCCGACCGCGGCGGCAACGAAGACCGGAACCACGGCGACGACCGCCTACTACAGCGTGCCTCAGGGGCAGGAGGCGACGGTGGAGCAGGTCGTCCTCGCCCCCGGTGATCACTCGCAGGAGGTCGGCCCGGGCGTTCTCCTCGGGCGGTTCGTAGCCAGCACCGGCGCGGGCATCGGCAGCGGGAACCTCGACTGCTACCCGCCCGGCGTCGGGCTCGGATTCGGCGCCGCCCTCGACGTCAATTCGTTCGCCCAGTACAGCGGGATCGACGTCATGCGGGCGGCCATCGTGGACTCGGCCACCACGCTCTCGGACCTGTTCGCGCCCATCGCGCGAGAGTACGGCTGGTTTCTGGTGTGGGACCCGCTCCAGTCCCTCTACACGCTGAAGTCGCTTCAGTCCCCGGTGGCCGCCGCATCGGTCGCGGCCCTGACGGAGTCGAACCGCGCGACGGTGAACGATCGCACGGTGCAGACCCAGGACCAGTCGTCGTTGCGCTCAAGCTGGACGCTCAAGTGGGGGTACGACCGCTACAGCGATTCGTGGCTGGCACCCGATCTGACCGAGGTCGACACCTACGTCGTCTCGCAGTTCGGCATCGCGATCAAGGGCGAGACGATCCAGGACAAAACGATCCTCCAGTCGAACGGCTCCGGCGCGCTCCCGATCCTGACCGGCCTGATGCTCGGGCGCGGGTACCTCTACCGGATCCCGTTCCTGAAGTGCAAGCGGTCGATCTCGAAGGTCGGCTCCCTGCTGTGCCCGGGGGACGTCTGCGCCTTCGTCGACAACACCGTCGTGAACCCCTTCACCGGGGTCATGGGGATCACCGCCGCCGATGCCATCTATGCGATCCTGACCCAGGTCGACTTCAACTATTCGACCGGCGTTGGGACCGTGACCGCCCTGCTGAACCGCCAGGATCCGGCGAGCGCGTTCGGCGCCATCGCCCCCTGCGCCGCGCTCGACTATGCCGCGACCGGGCACGGGTACGACACCGCGACCGGAACGGTCACGTGCCTGAACCATTACACGGCCGCCGGCGGGGCGTTCTATGACGGCATCGACTTCCATGTCGGAGACACCGTGGTCATCGCGTCCAGGGACGGCGACGGGTCGTCCTCGAGCCCGGCCCCGTTCCTGGTGACCTCGACCATCACCGCGGTCGCGGTCGACGGCCACACGGTGACGGTGGCCTCCGGGCTCGGCGTCACGCCGACGGGGATCGAACTGATCATGTATCTTCGGCACTACACCGTGGCCACCACCACCCGACAGAAGTCGCTGGCCTTCCAGGGAGACAAGGCAACCATGCTGATCGAGGCCACCGTCCAGACGAACAGGTGGGCCTGATGGCCTTCGTCTTCTCCGAGCAGACGCGCCTGTGGCAGGCCGACCCCGGCGGGACCGACACGTGGACCGACAACGGCCCCCCGCTGCACTCGGCGCTCCTGCACGACGCCCCGCGGGTCCTGAACAACCTGGCGAGCTACTGTGAGCCCTGCTTCCAGTTCGTGGCGAGCGCCAGCATCAACGGGGTGGGCGCCATCGTCGTTCAGCCCCAATGGTGGCTCCAGGACACCGTCAATCAGCCAACGACGGGCTACGCGTTCCTGGGGTGCTTCCCGGTGCTGCTTCCGATCGGAGCGAAGCGGCTCTGCTTCACCCTCGGCATCCAGACGGACAACATCACGCCGCCGCCGGGGAGCGTCGAGTCGGCACCGTCGGTGACCCTGACCGGCGTGCGCCTGTACCTCAGTGCGTCACCGATCCAGGCGGTCGACACGGGGCCGAGCGTGGCGCACGTGCCCGCGTACCCGAACCTCGAGTCCTACACCATCTCCGACGCCAGCTTCCGGGGGGCCTTCGTGTCGGCCGAGCTTGCGGCCGCGCCGCTCACGACCGCGCTGGCCGGGTCCATCACCTACAACTTCTACCAGGTCGCCGGTACCGGGTGGGTCAATTGGTACAACTCCTCGGCCACGTGGGATCCGACCGGCGAGGGCGCGCTGTGCTCCTGGTGCACGATCGCGGTCCCGTTCACCGGCGCGGTCCAATACGACCGCATCCGGACGCGCGAGTTCTCGATCTGGGGGGTCTGGGAATGAACCGACAATTCGCTCCAATGGACGACGCCCGCCGGCTGGCCGGGCGCAACGGGCAGCCCGCCTCGGGCCGCGTGCTCCGGGACGCGATCCAGGCGCTCGACGCCATCGCCACGCGCCCGCGGCCGCTGTTCACGTGGCAGGGCGGCGCCACCGACGTCAACACGTCCCAATCGGTGCCGTCCATTCGACACCGCTGGCTGGACGCGAGCCCTGGACGGTGCGGCGTCGCGGCGGTCGTCTACAAGCTCCCGACGCTGGGGACCCCGGTCACCGGGCAGGGCGCGACCCTGGGCATCACCGGCGCCTACGCCAACACGACCCAGGCCGCCGAGCCGGCGCGCAACGCCAACCCGTTCAACGTGCCGCTGTTCCCATTCAACGCCAAGGAGACGAGCCCGCTGGTGTTCACCGTTCCGACCGGGTCGGCGACGCGCCCGCGGGGACTGGTGATCTCGAGCGACACGGCGAATGGCCCGCAGATCCGAGCCGGCATGATCTTCGAGCGCAACAACGTCTTGCCCGGGACGTCGCCGGCGACCAACCCGCAGTACCTGACCGACGACTGGCAGCAGGCCGGGCAACAGATCACCGGCCGCGACACCGCGAACAGCGACCTCCGATCGCTGCGCTCCTACCGCAACTATCTGCGCGCGGCATACAAGGGTCGCCGGCTTCACTTCGGATGGTCGGCTGGGAACCCCGATGGCGGCGGCGTCCTGTCGCGCGTCTCGCAGATCGCGACCTCGACCTACAGCTACATTCTCGATCCAACCGTCACGTCACCGACGGTGAACGGCCCCGGGATCTGCGTGCCGCTGCGCTACTCGGCGAGCGGAATCGGCACGCGCATCCGCCTGTATGTCAGCGTGTACGCCGCCGTCACCGGAGGCACCGGGACATTCGGTTACTACAACCTCAACGACTTCGGCGCGATCCAAGGGCCGACCGCACTCAACAACAGCCCGTCGGTGACCAGCGGGACGTTCGCCTGGTACGGCATCTCCGACCCGTTCGCCGAATCCACCGATGCCTACATGTTCGGAAACGCCACGCTCGCCTTCGACAAGATCATCCTGTGCGGGCGGTGCACCGGCGGCACGCTCAAGGTGGGCGCCTTCGCGATCCATTCCTACCACTCCCAAAGGTGACCGATGGCCACTACCCTTCAGCGAGACGTTCGCCGGATCCAGGACTTCGGGTCCAACAGCCCGGCGCTCGATACCGTTCCGCTGGCCTGGCTCGTCGGTGACGTCCGCCTCAACACCGACGCCAACGGTACCGTAAACGCCTTAAATTACGGCATAATCGAGTGGGTCTGCACCGTCGCCGGCCAGCCCGGAACCTGGGTCGCGGTCTATGGCGCGGGCTCGGCGCCGATCAGCCTGACCAACCGCTCGATCGTGATCTCGGGCGGCGGCTCGATCCTCACCGAGGACAATCCGAACTTCATCATCGACAACGTGAATCACCGCATGGTGATCGCGCTCGGCGGCACGTACACGCCCGCCACCGGCGCGCCGCTGACCATCTCGGGCCTCGGCACCGGCAGCCCCCGGGCGATCCTGCTCGACTCGTCGAGCCTCCAGACGATCGTCAAGATCAACAACTCGTTCGGCATCGGGACCGCTGACGCCAACCAGTTTTTCATCGAGGTGAGCGGGACCCCCCGCGCGATCTGGCAGTCGAGCGGCACCTTCGCCGGCACCACGGCGGCAGTCGCTGGCGGCGCGATCGGCTGGCAAATGACGCCCGGGGGCCACACGCTCCTCGCCGCCGAGTTCAACGACTTCTATTTCAACTGCGCCAACACCGCCACCCTGAACGGCGGCGCATCGATTTCGGCGATGCGCAACCTGCGCGTATTCCCCCGCACGTACGTAGCAGCCAGCGCCGCGACCATCACGACCGCGGCCGCACTCGCAATCGACTTCGCTCCAGCAGCGGGGACGAACGTCACGATCACGCAGGCGCTGGCGCTGTGGATCATCAACAACGACTCCCGCTTCGGCGGCAACGTCATCGTCGACAGCCTCGCCGGTGGCACCTCTGCCATCGTCAAGGCGAGCACGACTGGCGTCCTTCAGCGTGCCGTGGCGGGGACCGACTACGTCGCGCCCTGGTCGCTAACGAATCCGAGCGTCGTGGTTTCCGCTGGCGGTTCCGTCCTGACCGAGGACAACTCCAATTTCGTTTACGACACGAGCAACCATCGACTCGTGCTCGGCACCGGCGGATCGTACACGCCGGCCGCTGGCGATCAACTCACGATGGCCGGCGGAAACCTGACGTTCAGCAACGCCGGCGGCCAGAGCATCAACAAAACTGGGAGCGGCGCCCTCAGCATCACGTACCCATCGGGCCAGCAGTTCGCGATCCTGCAAGCCGGAAGCGGCGCCCAGATCGTCCTCCAGGCACAGGGGAACTTCGTCTTCACGAACCCGACGATGGGCTCGACCGCAACGACGGCGTTTCACTTCGTCGCCGGCAACTGGACGACCGCCGGGGCCGGCACCGAGATCTTCCATTTCCACATCGACACGAGCGGCGTGTTCCAGCGCGCAACCGGCGCGGTGACCCAGCAGCGGGCGACCTACATTCAGGCGCCGACGTACACGTTTGTGGGGGCGTCGACCATCACGACCGCCGCGACGCTGGCAATTGAGAATGCGCCGGTCGCGAGTACCAACTGCACCATCACGCAAACCCTGGCGATCTGGTGCCAGTCGGGAGACATACGCGTCGGCGGCGGCGTCATCGCTGACGGCCTGGCCGGAGTCGGCAACCGGATGGTGTCCGCGTCGTCGACAGGGCGTCTCCAGATCGCGACCGTCGGCACCGACTATCCGAGCCCGCTCGCCACCTACTGGGTCTCATCGAGCACGAACGCCCCGACGAACGCGGTCAACATCGGCGCGCTTTCGAGCGGCATCGTCAGCGTGAGCGTGAGCGGCGGCGTCGCGACTCCGTCGACTCAGACCCTGTCGAGCCCCGCCGTCCTGTTCGCGACCTCGAGCACCGCCATCGGCGGCGACGTCAACAACCTGGTGTGGGACAACGCGAACAAGCGCCTGATCGTCGGCCTCGCGGGCGCCTACACGCCAGCCGCAGGCCCCGAACTGACAATCGGAGGCGCCAGCACCGGCAACGTCACTATCTCGCTTCCGACCGCCACGATCCAGGGGATCTCGAAGACGAACGCGACGTTCTTCGTCGGCACCGGCGACGCCAACACGCTGCAACTCACGACCAACGCGATCGCACGCGCGACGTGGGACTCGAACGGCGGCCTGACGTTGGCGTCATCGAACACGACCGCCGGCATCACCTCGCTGACGTTCAACCCGGGAAACGGGTCCTCCATCGCGGCCGAGGTCATCGATGCCAGCTTCAACATGGCCGGCACGGTCAATCTCGCCGCCGGCGCGACCATCGCGACGATGCGCAACATGCATCTTTTCCCGCGCACGTACACGGCGACATCGGCTCGGACCATCACGACGGCCGCGACGCTCGAGATCAGCTTCGCGCCCGCCGCATCGACGAACGTCACGATCACGCAGCCGCTGGCGATCTGGGTTCCAAGCGGCGACGTCCGCTTTCAGTCCAACATCATCAACGATCCGCTCGGCGGTGCATCTTCGGTGCTGGTCAAGGCATCGACGACAGGCGTGCTCCAGCGCGGCGTCCCGGGTACGGACTATGCGGTGTCCGTGGTCGCCGGCACCAACATCACCGTCTCGAACTCATCCGGCAATTGGACCGTGAACGTGAGCGGCGGGGTCGTTCCGAGCCTGACCGCCGGCTCCGTCATCTTCTCGGGCGGCGGCACGACGCTCTCCCAGGACAACGCCAATTTCTACTGGGACGACGCGAACAACCGGCTTTGGCTGCTCAACGGCAGCGCCCCTTCGCTCGCCTCTGGCGCTCCGCTCAACATCATGTCGTCGTCCGCCGGCAACACCGCGATCGCATTCGGGCAGGCGTCGCAGGCGCAATGGATCACGAAGTCTGGCGGCGGCTCCGTCCGCCTTCAGACTTCGACGGCGG